GTGCAGTTTGTGTCGCTGCTTGTTGAGCTGCTACGTTTTGACCGTAAGCACCACTAAGTTTACCTAGTTGATTTTGATTTAGAAAATAGTTTGCACCTGCACCTAACAAACCTGTTGCACCTGTCATTGCATTAATTTGTGCGTCTGTATAGCCTTGTGCTTTTAACTGAGCTATACGAGCAGCACTATTACTGCTAGAAACTCCGCCTAACAAAGATTTAACAACTTGTGAACCATATTGTTTAATTAAGTTTAGAGCTGTGCTTGAATCTGTTCCATTTTGACTAGCAATAACAGAAGCTAACTCAGAATCAGAGAGATTGGCATAAGGATTTGGAGGAGCATAGTCATTTGTAGTTCCTCCGTAAAAACCTCCTGCTTGAGCTTCAGCATCCCCAGCATTTACATTTAAAGAAGGGTCGTAAGTAGGTAATAGAGTTTCATCCATATTTGTTGTTCCTGTGTTTGTGTCTACTACTGGGGGTGTATAAGTATCTACTTGTGGTGATGTAGAACTATCTATTGTGGGAGATTGTGTAAACAGACCTGCGCCAGCGTCTACTGCTGCTCCGACACCTGCTCCAATACCTGCGTTAACTGCGCCTGACAGTAAACCTGTAACTGGGTCTCTACCTGTAGCTGTAGCAGCCAAAGTACCTGCTGTAGCGCCACCAGCAACTTGTCCGATAGTTGTAGACACTGCGTTACCAGTACCGATACCTACGTTCTGAGCAGCTAACTGAGCTGTTTGTTGAGAACCAATATCTGTACCAAATTCTGCAAGAGTGCCGACATAATCACCAACCGAAACACCTGCAGCAGTTGCAGCAGCAGATATTGCAGCCATTGTTGCTGCATCTTCAATAGGCACACCTGCAGCAATTGCTTTAGTGGCTGTATAAGCAGGGACAGCATATAAAGAAGCTCCACCAGTTTCAGGAGCTAATGCAATTGCACCAATCTTAACAACAGTTCCTATTGGGTCTTGAACAGCAGGTTGAATAACAGCATTATCAATAGTTGTTCCAACATCAGATACGACGTTAGCTACTGACTGTCCTGCGTCAGAAACAACATCGCCAATGTCTTCAAAGACATTACCGCCTTTGTGTAGTGTCATTCCATAAGAAAAAGGACCACGACCAAATTTAGGTAAAAACGCACGAAGAGGTAGGCTTCCTAAATCATTCATTTATTGACCTCCAAAGTCCATTCAATCTTATTTCCATTTTTCTTTGTAGTCACTGAGCCAAGTTGTTTAAGCATCTGAACAAAACGCATATTTGTTGTTTCAGATTTTAGGGTTTTAACACCAGCTTTTTTAACTGCATCAAAAGCAACTTTCATTGCTTGTGGAAGTTCTGATGCTGGGTCTAATGTAAACATATGAACTTCTAGAACACCAGATTCTTTACGAACACCAACAAACACGGTATTATTATGACGAACAAGCACAGCTTTATTATTTTGAATTAAAGCTTGTAAATCTTTTAATATTTTTTGTTCGTTGTTAGAAAAACCACCACGAGCAAGGTCTTTCTTTATAATTTCTGTAGCTGTGAATTCTTGAGTAAGTGGCATTAAACTGTCTTCCCTGATTTAACGTAAACATCCAGTTTTTGAATAGAAAGAGGATTACCATCAATTTCAGACTCTAGACCAATTTGAACTGCACGACCTGCTCCAGAAGTAGGAACTCGTAGTTTACTGATAACAGCTCCACCAACAAACTTACCAATACCATATTCAGCAATACCGTATTCTGAAATAGAAGTATTGTCGAGTGTTGTTACTCTAGAACGATATGCACCTTTGTAATCAAAATCCCACTTAATAGAAACAATTTGATTTGCTCCTCCAATGAGAAACAAGTCTGTACTCTTTAACATCTTTAATGTTGTAGGGGACTGGTAATCAAAGTAATTGGTATAGTAAGTCATGCTATACATTTCACCGTTATCTTGATAGCCTGTATACAAACCAATGTGACCATTAAGTCCAATGTATAGTTTATTGTCTACTGTAATACCAAAAGAAGTCGGAGATAGTGTCCAAGTGGTTACTCTTGCACCGCCGTCTTGTAATTGAACACGAGTATCAAAACAATATACTTCAGGAACATCTGGAAAAGACAAAAGATAAAAAGCATCTAATGGAGCATAGACTGCTTTAATGCTGGTCTTATCTGTTGTGTTTGTTAGCGCATTGATAATGTCATCACGAACATTCTTAGATAAGTCTCTGAACGGAATAGACTTTTCTTGAATGGTTCTCATCAAAGAACGTACACCTGTTTCAGACAAGAAGATTAAATCAGTACCTGTGTTCTGAACAGTGTCTCTAGCAACACAGCCAATACCGCTGATTACATCTGAAATGGTAATAGAAGCTGGTGTTTGTGGGTTTGCATAGACAACAATGTGACGAGTACAAAAAATGATTAAGAAACCATTATGAGCACCTAAAGCTACGATAGGGTCTCCGTCACCAACTACTTCAGAAATATTCAATCTACCAGAAGTTCCAGTAGTATAGTTTGTAGCGTTAACTAAATCAGAGAAGTAAACAGTTTGTCTATCACCAGCGATGTCAGCAACCCATGTACGTCCATAAGCAGAGATAACACAGTTAGGAGTAAATGTTGCTGCAGTGTAACCAGAAGGCAGTGTACCTAAATCACCCAGTCTTTGAAATCCAAAAGCACTGGTTAAGTACTTCATGATTAAGACAGGATGGTCTGCCTGAACTACAGTAGCATAGGCTTTAGTATTACTAATCTGCTGAATGTTAGATACTTGCCAATGGTCTTTAGTAATGGTATAGCTTATGTCTGCAGTATCGCTAGCATTACGAACATTCTTCTTAACCAGCGCACCTGCTTGTTCGATAAACAACTTATTGTTACCAGCAACAAACAAAGTGGTATTGTTGTCTGGACCACGAACTTGAGCAACAGTTTTAACTGCTGCAGTGCTTAAATCAGCATTATCAGCATGAACTTGTGTCCAGCCTTTACGAGAACCAATACGACCAAACTTGTCAATAATACAGTTGGTAGCAGAAAGAGCATATCCAGAATCAAGGGTAACACCTGAGTCCTGAGTATTTAAACCCATGAACCCCGGTGCTGCGACTGTAGCGGACTGTAGCGCCTTTGACATTAGTTAGGAACCCATTCCATAAACTCAGTGTGGTGTGCAGCTTGAATAGCGATGTTGTCGCTTAGGGAAGACTTATACAAAGCCCATGCTTCGCTTGAGTTCATTCCGTTGTCTTCACCACGTTCTAATACTGCTCTAGCATATGCATTAAGAATAATAGGTGTTGCTGGAGCTAAAATAATAGTATTATCAGCAGTTAAATCTGCCTGTGGAACAATAGCATCTAAGATTAATGTATAAGCTTTATCTGGTAAAGGAAATAGGCTAACTTTAGTATCACCTGAAGCAGAGTCAATTGTATTAAAAGTATAATAAAGCGGTGAAGACTTTTGTGGTGTGCCAAAAGTAGTGAAACGATTCATTCTTTCTGCAGTGATATTAATCATCGCATAGTCTTGAGTATCATTTAGAAAGTCAACAACTTTAAATCTATCGCCTAAACCTGTAACGGTATAGTCGTATTGATTAGCTACTGTGGTTACAATAAAATAAGTAACTAAAGAATTCCAATCATAAGAATCTTCTACTTGTTTTTTAGCGTCGTTAATAAACTCGCCAATCAGCTTAGAGTATTCATTTTCATTAACCGTAGAAACTTCTGTCTCACGCAATCTACGCAAAACAGAGTTAACAGCTTGTAAGTATGTTGTTGCCATATTGTTCCCTAGTGTATCACACTTTTATCAGTGTGTCAACAATTATTATTTGCAATCCCACTTTTTTAATGCTAAAGCTTTTCTTGTTGGTCTGCCTTTTTCGTCCTTCATAGGACCTGCTACACCGCCCATACGAGCACAGAAACTCTTTCGTCTACCAGCAGCTTTAGGAGACTTTGCAGCCTCTTTAGCGGACACTGG